CACCTTGACGAAGCGCATCAACCATTGCCTGCTTGCGCTTGAGTTCGTCCTGCTCGGGGCGCATTGCGCCCATCTGCAACAGGTAGTCGTAGAGCATTGCATCGTTATTCATCACAGACCCCCATCAAAACCGGAACAGGCCAGCACTTGGCCCCATCATGTACGCTGCGCCCAGTTGGGCCGCGCTCCCGAGGATGTTGTTCATCCCAGCCTGCTGTGCGTTGTACGCGCCCAGTTGCGCGTCATAGCCCATTTGCGTCGCGCCAAGGATGTTGGGCGTCTCAGACCGGCCAGACTGCACAAACGACGGCATCTGCGGCATCTGAACCTGCTGGCCTGACAGCAGTGCATTCATCTCGTTCAGAGACATGCCGCGGCGCTGCGCCTCTTCCGCGATCGCCTGCTGACGCAGTTGATTCTGATAGTTGGCGTATTGCTGGTTAAGCGACTGCTGCTGCGACAGCGCAGCGTTCTGAGCCGCCATGCGCTGCTGATCCAACGACGCAGCCTGACCGAGTGCCTGATTCTGAAATTGCGCCGCGCCCAGGTTCTGCTGGTAGCCAGCCTGCGCGGTGCCCATCTGCATGTTGTACAGGCGCTGGGCCTCGGCACCAGACGCATCCAGCGCGTTGAAACGCTCGGCGGCCTGACGCTGATTCAACTCGGTCAATGCGCGGTTGTACGCTTCAGAACCCTGCGTGAAGCCTTGATTGGCAAGTTTCGTCTCGAGTTGCCGCTGCTGGTAGTCATGCACCGGCTGCATCTTTTCCATCAGTTGAGTCGCCACCGTGTCGCGATAGGTCGAATCAAACTGCGGCAGTGCAGACCCAAAACCGAAACTTGTCTTAATCCCAGGCGTGTAATCAGCCACGCCAGTTGAAAGTTGCGACGGCCCTTCCAACTCTGCCATCTGCGGCAGACCGGCATAGTCAAACGGTTGGCTATACTCATCTACTACGCGGTTCATGAACCCGCCGGCCAACTCGCTGCGACCAAGCTGCGTGCCAACCTGCGCCTCAAGTGCGCTTTGCAGCCCAGGCGCCAGCGTCGTGTTCTGCGTCCACTGAGTAACGTCCTGCCCAGTCGCCGGGTCGGTGATTGCCTTGGTGCCCCAAGTCTGCGAACCGAACGGCGTATTGATGACCGGACGGTTGGCATAGTTCTGCATGTTGAGAGCCTCTTTGGACATCTCTCCTTGCAGTTGTGCAGCACCGACGTAGTCAGGCGTAGCTGGTGCTGATCCTTTGCCCATGCTCCTGCTCCTTGATCCACCGACAGGCGTCGGCTTTCATTTCAAATAAAACACAGTCAACCGTCTTGGCGACTTCTTCAAATCCTAACTTTCCAACTAAGCGCAGACACTCAAGGTTTCCCTTGTCGATCTGCGCATACACCGCCTCCTTGCCGCACTTTACAAACGGATACTCAAACGCGGCGCGCAACAAAGAACGGGTCATGCTGTGCGATGTATCAAACGCGACGTGCATCCAGGCGCTCTTGTCCTGCCAACCATTAAATCCAACACCCGCCGCGATACTGCTGTCGTCACGCATCAATCCAATTACGCGCAAGTCCGAACTCCACGGGAGTTTGTTTTGCGCGTGCATCCAGCGCCAAATGATTGGCGGCTGGCCCGGTTGATCGGTGACAAGTTTCATGGCATTTCACCAGGAACAAGTCCAGTTGTCGGTGTAGTTGACTGAACTGTCTTTGTGGCCGTTTTTGTCTCTTGCCCTGGGTAATAACCAAGCACTTCAACAACACTGTCATGGAATGCTTGCTGGAACTGCTCTGGCGTCAATGCACCGCTCTCCAACTGACCAGTCCAGTAGTCGTATCCCTCTTGGTCGATCGTGCTTGAAGTTGATCCGATCCCAGCGCGGCCAATGTCGCCATAAGCCGCCCTAACCAATGCGTCATTAGACTGACTGTCTAAATAGTCGTTAACGTATTGAGATACAGCGGCATCAGGGTTCTCATCCAGCACTGTGTTCACGCTGTTGCTGAATGCCTGCTGGAACTCTGCTGGCGACAATGCGCCGCTTTCAAGTTGCCCAGTCCAGTAGTCATAGCCACCTTGATCAATCTGATTTGGGGCAGTCCCAATATCAGTGCGACCAATGCTTTCATAAGCAGACTTGACCAAGTCTTCATTCGTCTGGCTGCCAAGGTAGTCATTGACGTTCTCAACGACATACGGAAGATAGTCTTGGACCGTCGTCTCAATTTTTGGCGGCCTGTTGGTCAGCGGAGTTTGCGCAGTCTTTGTTCCAGGAGTGACGCTAGCCCCATCGGTTTGAACCATTCCAGGGCTATTCAAAGTGCCACTTCCAAACGCCCCAAAATCAATCGGCGCCGCATTTTCTTTGTTGGCGCGCAACATCACGCCGGGCGCTTCAGGGGCAGCAGGCGACGCACCGCGCAGCGACTGAATCAAACTGGACTGATACGGCCCGGTTCCGTAACCAGGCTGATTTGCGCCAGCCATGTACGAACTGACGTACTTGGAAACGTCGCTATTAGGATTCTGCGACAGCACCGTATTGACGCTGTTGTTGAACGCGGACTGGAAATCGTTTGGCGACAGAGCACCGCTATCCAGTTGGCCGAGCCAGTAATCGAAACCTTCCTGGTCAATCTGATTTGGCGCGTCACCAAAATCACTGCGACCAATGCCCTGATACGCAGAAGTGACCGTGTCGTAGTTCGTTCCGTTGCGCAAAGGCCGCGTGTAGTAGCTCGAGTCAGCCGGGCCGATTGAAATGCCGCTGGACTGCTCGTCGGCAGTCAGCGTCGGCTGCGGGTTGAAGTAGTTGTCCCAGAACGCAGTGTCTGACAGTTCTGGGTAGACCCACGCCACCGCGCCATGCAACTGGTTTGCTTGAGCCTGCTGATCAGCAGTCAATTCAGCCATTACATCACCCCACCCGTTTCAGTCAGCATGTGTGCTGACGTGAAGACTGTTGCCGGCAACCCGCGCACTTTCATGCGCAGCGAACCGTAGTATCCAAGGCCCGTCGTGCCGTACCACCCCTGATAGGTGTTCTGCCCAACCCAGGTCGATGTGTTCCAGATGCCTGCGTCCCAGATGCCGTTATCGTCATCAAAGAAAAACGGCGAGCCGCCGACCGTCGTGAACTGGTACTGCGTATTGACGACCAACTTGATTGCAGGCGCGGCGGTCGCAATAAAGATCGGACGCGCCATGCCGAACTTCTTGAGTTGCGCTGGCGTGCCGTAGTTCTGAAACGAGGTCTGAATCTCGCCCTCAACGTAAGTGCCGCCAGCACCGACAGAGTCAACGCCGTCCAGGTTGCCGAACAACCCCTTAGACACCAGGCCGTCGATGGTGCCGAAATACAGTTGCCCGCCAATCACCGACGCGCTGCGCATTGGCATGCCTAAGAACTGGCACCATGCTCCTGTCGTGACGTTCATTGCAAACTGTCGATAAGTGCCGCCATCAGCCGGCAACTTCACAACCAGCACGTCAGATGTCGGCACGACAAAGCACGCAAAGAACTTCTCATCGCGTAGCCGGCGCACCAGCGGCGCAAAGACCGACTGGATCTTTGACGCGGGACCGCCAGACTGGACATCTTGCGAATACTGGCCGGTGATGAGCTTGGACATTGGCACTAGCCCAAGCTCGCTGACGATCATTACGTCACCGCCGAACGGCGTGAAATAGGCACCGTGCTTGGGCACTGGTCCGACGTACCAGACGCCCTTCAGTCCAAACGTCGACGCGCTGGTCGGGTCAGTCCCTTCCCAGACGCCGACATCGCCCTCGGTGCCAACTACAACTAGGTAGTCGTCAATGCCGAACCCGGCATCAACGGTCCAGTTGATTAGCGCAGAGACATAGCCACCGTTGCGCAGCGTTGATCCCATCGGGAAGAACGTCGCGCCGCCAGTGATTGCGTTGACCGTGTCCAGATACATCACCTGCGAGTCTTCTTCAAACGTGAACCAGATGCGCTGCTTCCACACGGCAACCGTGCGCACGTTTGTCGGCATGACAGAACCACCGCCAGGCGGGTGCACTGCATGCGTCTGATCAACCCACCCAGTCGTCGTGCTGTACGTCCAGTACCCGGCGCCAGGCGACACGGCCAGCAGGAACGTATCTGCCGGCGTGGAGAACTGCGTCGTCCACCACTCGTCCGCGTCGCTGCCAGTACCAGTAACGGCCACCACTGGCGTGCCGCCAGCAGTCACGTCATAGATGTTGCCGGCGGTTGCCATGAACACCTTGTCGTCATTCGGATTCGGTGCTCGATACCCGAACACAGACTCCACCGACTGCGCAACGCCACCCACCGTCACAGCATCCGAATACGCCTGGTATCCGCGGCGAAGTTCAACCCCTTGCTGCTTGGGAATGAAGTTGGTCAGAACCAGCGCGTCGGCTGGTGACATTGCGCTGATCGGGTCACGCCAGTTCAGGCCGCCCGTTGGCGCAGGCACAACATAAGGCTGCGCGACGCTAGAGGCGGCCGCCTTTCGTGGCGTCTTGAAAGGGGCAAGCTGAACCAATGGCATGCTCAAGCCCCATAACCAGTGTCAGGCGTCGACACCAACGGATTGATGTACGGGAACCTGAAATCGCGAATCATTGACAGCACAGGCGCGCCTTTCTCAGCACCCTTGCGATTCTCAAACGCGATCTGGAAATCGCGCATCGCAGCCGCGCTATCAAGACCCTTCATCTCCAGCCACTTCACGCGGGTGTACAGCGTGATCAGCGTGGCATCGAGCAACGCGATGTCGCCGTTCTTGGTGATGCGGTTCTTGTACAGCGTCGGGTCATCCTGATCCTTGACCCACGCCTGCGACAAGTAGAAAAAGTTCATCGTCTGCGGCGCGTCAGGAGGTGCCAAGACGTACAGCAAGTTATCGCGAACTTGCCAATAGAACGACAGTGTCGGCAGCGTCGTGCGGATCAGAAGTTGCTGCCACATCTGCGGCGACACCGGACCCAAGGACGGGAACTGCGTCGTCGCGTTCCAATTCGTCTGATCAATCCAGTCGAAGAAGTCTTCCGGCAGCGCGTAGCCTTTCTCGAGCTGGCCGCTGGTGTCAGCCTGGATCGCGACCTGATAGTTTTTGATCAGTTCCTGCCAGTCGTACATTGTGAGCAGTTCAATGCCGGCCATGTTGGCCGCTTGCACCATCTGCTGAACGGCAGGATCTTCAGAACCAGCAGGATCGGATGGGACGGGGAAGGCCACCATCGAGGCCACGTTTTGAACAATGGCACTTAACGTGGACTCGTTGACGATTTGAAAGGCCATCCCCGCAACTCCAATCAGTCAGCGTCTGCCGTCGCTGCTTTCTTGCTCAACTTGCCAAGTTGCGCCTGCATTGCGTCAATCCGACTATTCAACTGCTCAATCGTCGCATCGCGCTCTTGCAGTGCGGCGTTCATCTTCTCGATCGGGGCATTGTTGGCCGCGACTTCCATGAACGCCTTAGCACGCGCCTTGTCGCCCTGAAATCCCATGAACTTCTGCCCCAAGTTGTCTGCCGCCTCGGCCAGTTGCTCAATGGTCGTGATCTTGAAGAAGCGATACTCTTCAACTTTGCCAGGCGTCATGCCAGGCATCGCCGTCAACGGCGTGCCGCTGACTGCCTCTTCCTGACCCGCCTTCCACTTGTTGTAGCGTTCAGCAAACCGCTCTGCATCCATCGCGGTCACAGGACGCTCAATCACGCTGGACTTGTCGCCCGGCGTATGGATGCGGATGTAATCAATCTCGTCATAGATCGCGCGACCAGCGTCTCGAGATTTGGCATCGTGCTGCATCGGCTTGCGATAGAACTCAACGTAAAGCCGATTGTCATACGCATACCGCGACTCATCAGGTCGCGGTACCGGGATCTCAGGAAATACAGTGGGTGTCGTGGGTTGCATGAAATTATCCTTTTATGAATTAAACGCCGACGCCGTCGCCGTATTCGACTTTCAGGTCTGTGCCTGGTGAGCCGCCGATACGACTGCCGCTGATGCTTGCGCCATCCGCGCCAGTAAGGCCGATACCCTCGCAAACGGAACCAGTTGACTGGCTGGCTGCGGTGTCAACAATCGCGGGGGCGGTCGCAGAAACTGCGGCACCATAAGTGATTGCCATGATCAAACTCCTTCAAAAAACCCGAGGGAGTGGGCCAGCCCAACCCTCGGGAAAGGCTGACCCACGACGGTCCACCAAAATCAGTTCTGCATGCGGCCCTGGAACTGAGCACCGGACGCGCAAAGATTGCCCGCCCATGCCAGGATTTGAACTTCCGCATCCTGGTTGATTGCATACCGACGATTCGGCGACAGCGGGACCATGTTGCGGTCCTTGTGCGGGCGCCATTTCAGGTACTTGGTGTTCAGGAAGAAGCCGGTGTTTGCCGGGCAGTAGCCACCAATGCCGCCATCCAGAACCACGTCAGCGTCCATAAACTTGATGGACGGGAAGCCGAGGTTGCCGGTGTCGGGGCTGGTGAAACGCTGCTGCGCCTGGAGCGAGGCCAGATACAGCGACCAGTAGTTGGTGTCCATGACGATCAGATCGACACGGTCAGAACCACGGGTGGTCTGCGCCCACAGGTTGTTCATGCCAGCCTGGATGTTGCCAGAGGTCGCATTGCCGCCGGTGGCGGTGCTGAAGTCATACAACTTGGACCGCCAGAACGTCCACGTTGCCCGATCGATGCCTCCGTACGTGCCAGTGGTCGGGTCGCTCGGAACCGCAGCGTTAAGACCAGTCACCCTTTGCCGCCCGAGCCGGTGCCGTCCGAATAGATCGAGGCAGACAGGTTGTTCGCCATCGTCGATTCGGCAACATTCAGCCGAGCTTCCAGCAGGTCAATGAACTGCTCTTTGCCGCTGTTCTGGAGCATTTCCAGGCCGCTCATAACGACCGGGACAGCGTACTGCTTGATCTGAAACTCGGCAGCCGAGATCACGTCCTGTGCAGCGACCGGCAGGAGGTCATACCCGCTGTAGAAGCCGCCGTTTGCATTCTCAGCAAACGAAAGCTCTTCCAGGATGGTGTTACCGCCAGAGATCGTGCGGACGTTGCCGCGCTGGTTCAGTTTTGCCAAGATGGCGTTGTTTTTGGTGACGTTGTCCGCGATCTGACGCGAACGATTCTGGATCGTCGTTGCGACGATGTCCGATACATTCGGAAATGCCATGATGAAAACTCCATCTGAGTGTTGGCTACGGGCTTGCGCCCACCTAGTTCAGATGCGCCTACAGACCTATGACAGTCCGGTCTTGTCGTAGGTGGGACGCCCTTGCGGCGTCTCCTGCGAGCTTTCGGTGGCTGGCTGGTGCTACGGCACACCAAAGGCAAGTTACCCTGCCCTTGATGTAATTATAACCACATTATCTTGCGGTTTGGACAATCGCCGCCTCAATTGCCGCACGAACATTTGTCGGGTCTTGCTTCAGGCCGCCAACTGGCGCCCCACCAGACACACTGACCGCCGCCGATCGCGCCCGCTGCGCAGCCTGTGTCTGCTGCTGCGCACCCTGGTTCTTGGCCCGCTGCGAGATCACCGTGCGCACGTTATCGTTCAGCATGCACGCCTTCTTGTAAGCGTCTAGTAAGGAAATGTTCTGCCCGCGGCGACTGGCAGACTCAATGATGTCGGCCATCTCTTCGCGCACGTCATTGCCGAACTCAGCGCGCTCAAGGAACGTATTGACCTCATTCTGAGCCTGCTGCGTGACCCGCTGCTCCTGAGCCTGCTGGGCCTGCTGGAACTGGTTAAACATCTGCTGCATCGGTGCCAGGCGCTGATTGATCACCTGATCAAGCGCGGCCTGCTGGGGGTCCATTGCCGGAACCTGACCCACCAGGGCACTGTCCAGCATCTCGATGAATCCCTTGCCAAACCGACCCACGCCGTACTGGTTCATCAGCCCAGAGACAAGTTGCGCAAGCTCCGGT